TCTTTTCATAAAAAACCTCCTTACTTAAAGTAGTAAGGAGGTTTAAATTTTCAATCTATGGTTATTGGCTAACTCTAGTCGAGTGTAATGGGGAGTACATCTCCGAACTTGATGATGAGATCCTCAAACCATCTCTCTCGTTCGTCTTTTGCTTCTTGTTGTAATGCCTGCCAGTCTAGTTGGATGCCGCCACCCGGTCCTGGCGGGTTAGCGTATTTACCGCGTATCCTTGCAAGAATTTCCTTGGCATAGGTCAAAGCCCCTTCTTGCATCGCTTGGGTGACTTCGTTCCAGTCTTTTAATTTCTGTAGGTAGTGAACAATAACATGATGTGTAGTAAAGGGGATGGGATAGATCTTGATATGCTTAAACCCACCAAGCCATTCCCAGCCACCTAGATTAGAACTCACCCGCGAATACATCTGCTCGTACTGTTTATAAAGTACCCATTCTCCCATCCTTCCCCAGATTGGCTGAATAGGATCAATAAGACCACCCTGAATCGATGCATAGGCACCCCCTGGATAGAAGTATTCGATAGGAATAGCTCCATCGAGGTCGCTGGCCTGGAATGCGAAAGTTCCTTGCTCCTTGTAAAAGACGTTTCGTATCAATCCTACGTCGGGCGGCATTTCGTAAACGCTCTGCCCAGGCGTCGTGCGGAAGGTGTAATACTGAAAGTATTCACGCGGAGCGTAGTCCTCAAAAATTTTAAGGGCTTGATCGATGCAAAAGTCAATATTCTGTTCGTCTAGTTCCAGCTTTAGTGCAGGGGCACCAAGCATGTGGAGAATATACTCCCGAATCTGGCCCCGTACCTTTTCTCGATTGGGCCGTGGTCCCAGTTCTGCCTTGTTGAGCGGATCAGCGTGACCTAAACCCGATCCTGAACTTGATGCACAGGATACAGCAGAACAGGACAATGAGGCCATCTGAGTTCCAGAAGGTCTACTTACCGCCAGGGTATTATTGTTGCAGCTACTTGTCATGTAAGTATCTATTCTAGAAAGCCCCTTTTCGCCGCAGGCGAAAAGGGGCTTTTTTTACTACATAAAGTATGAGCAAGTTAGATTTCAGAAAATGGCTAGAGATGGTGGGGACAGGAGTTGTTTTCGACCCCACACAGAAGCCCAAAGAAGACTGGAATTGGTGGGGAGCCCCAGGAAAGACCGCTGTCAGCCCGAAAGAAGATCCTATCAAGCATTGGGTCGAGAAAAAGAAGAAGAAGAAGCATGACAAATAGTGCAAATTGGCTCCAGTACCTAATAAATCCACACGGATTCACCATCAAGAAGTATCTCTACGAAATTCTTGGGGGCAAGCGTTACGTTAAGAATGAAGTATTCATAGATCGGCTTTGTTCGGTATTGAATACCCAAGACGACGTAGAGAAACTTGGAATTTTTGTGAAAGATCTATACGAATCGGGCTTTCATCGAGCGGTAGATCGATATCGAGGGCAACTAGAGAAACTTGGGTATGACATTACAGTAACTCAAGAAGAATCCAAGCAGGAAGTAAAGAAAATATTCCCCGATCAATCCGAAAAATCTGGTTGATATTCAGAAATCACTCCTTCGAAAACATATCCTGGGTCTTTCTTTGTCTTCGACGCAATTTTCCACCAACGGAATTCCTTAAGCGGCGGCCCTTTCTTGTAGCGGAAAGGATAGACTATTGCTCGTTCTTTAATTTGGTCATTCGGATCGGTTGTCCAGAACTGAATGACGAAATCGGTTGAATCCAAAATGACTCCAGGGAAGATGAATTTTTTTCCATATTCTAGCGTGGGGATATGTTCGTCATAAAGATCATCATGGGTATATCTTACTTTTACTGGCAGACAATGAAATAGGACGATATATTTCAGCTTGGGAATTGTAAAGGCCAAATCTTCTTCTGGCTCTTCTTCTGTTTCTACTTTAGGCTCTTCGATCATCTCTGGTTCTATTTTGGGTTCTTCTTTTGGCTCTTCGACTTTCGGCGGCTCTGCGACGGCGGTTGGTTCTTGGTAATGGTCTAAAATCTGCGTTTTGGAGAGCATCACTGCCTGCTGGGATTCATCGTCCCATAAGCAATTGTGTAATTCTATTTTTGAGTAATCCCATCTCTTTTGGGTTTTACCTAACTTATTCGGCTTTCTTAAGAGATAGAATGTTCCGTCTTTATTTTTCATCTTCTTAGCTCCAAGCGTATATATCTACATGCTACTGAATAGTGATGGAAGTCCATATCAAGCAGTTGGATCTATACAACAATTTGATCCCGAAAACCCAGAGCATTGTTTATTCAATCACTGGGATCAGGAGATCATACGGATGGGCGGTTCGCCCATCTACTATTACGAAGTTTTCATCCAACTTAGTACTTTAGATGAGTTATATCGAGAAGATAGAGGAAAATTATGGTCACCAGTCCCCGTTGAATTGTGGGCCGTCTACGAACCCGTTCCTGCCGAAAACTTTCAGAATCAGTTTGGCATAGATGCCCCAACGGAACTCAAATTCGAGTTGAACTATAGGGAGGCCTTAGACAGGCTTGGGCATCCGCCAAAAATCGGATCGCGCATCCACACACCTCACAAGAGAGAAGATTGGGTCATCATTCAAAGAAATACGGGCGAGTACAAGCTTTGGGGAGAGATAAGGCTTGAGTTGCTGTGTTCACGTTTCCAAGAGAGTGTCACTACTGGTGAGGGTAAAGTCACTCAGAAGAAACCGGACTTTGAGATCAATTAGTTTCATATGGAAAAACCCACTCTATCTTTTGAGCTTCATGTACCTTGGAGAATAATTTTCTAGGCAGATGGGGCTTCGGCAATCTTCTCAGATAGCTGATGAATTTGACAGACAGGTTTTGGTCTTTCTTTTTGATCTTGTAGGCTTTCATACTGCATTATTATAGCAATTTTTTCGGCATAATCCCTAACTACCCATAGAGGAACCCTATGAGAAAACCCGTAAACCCCGGTACTCACCAAATCAAAGGACTGAACGAATGCAACGATATCAGTCCCCTACAAGAAGATCGGGTTACAGACCCTCCAGGCCAACAATGTGCGGATACAGGCGAACCTTCGCTTCGCAATCCCTCTGAGCTACCCGATTTGGGCTGGCTGACTGATGCGGCCAACAAAAAGGTAGGGCTCGGTCGGCACGGACTTTGTGATCCGATGCAAACCGGCCAAATCGTTGAGAATATCAACAATCCTGATCGGCAGCATGTTTACCGTTACAGCAAGGCTCTTAGAGGCTGCAACGAGGCGATGGTGGACCTGTTTAAGAACCTCTCGGTTATTGACGATGCAGGTCGGGCTTGGCCGGTGCCAATTATATGGGCCACCCAGGAACGAGCGGTCCAATTTATCCTCGCAGACAACATGCGAAAAGATAATAGTTTGGTGGTAGATCGCATCCGATTGCCCCTTCTGGCGATCCACTCGACAGAGACGCAATTAGACCAGACTCGGTACATCTACCACAAGGCTACCGACTACATGAATTATCTGCGGGATGACGGGAAACCAGGGTTCACAATCAACGAAAAGTACGAAAGAGACACGGTTTTTGGGGTCGCAAGGGGCATCCCGGTCAATATCAGCTTCAACCTTTTGGCTTGGACTTTGTACGTGGCTAATATGGATCAGATAGTAGAACAAGTAATGCTAAAATTTAGCCCTGTCGCATACATAAAGGTTAGAGGTATTCAATGGGAAACCATTGTAACTTTGGATTCCATTGCTAATAACATTGACTTTGAACCAGGAGACCAAAAACAAAGAATTGTTAAGTATCAATTCAATATGACGGTTCAAACGTATATACCACAGCCGATTGTACGAAAGAAAGCAGTGTTAAAAACCAGGGTCGATATTCATAACGAAATAGACCCGGAGGAAATAACCGAGGTTTTAGGGAGATTGGAACAAGCTGTTGAGGAATTAGAACAATGATTGAAATTCGTAATAAATGCCGCAGCCCAATCCAATTGGTGGTTCGGTCACGAAAGTCTCCGAGATCATTCACTACACTGAATGTTCCGGGCGTCGGGGCCAAAAAAAATGTTTATCTGCTGGAAGACGAAAGAACGACAGAGTATGTCGAACGTGCAGAAAAGCAGGGTCTCATTTCGACAAGACATATACCAAATAAAAAGAACAAGGGAGATTAACATGGCGATCTTAAGAGGATTTCCGCCTAGCAACACAATTTCACCGTCTGTTCGGATTGCAGAAAAGGATCTGAGCTTTGTTCCGCCAGAACAGAGTTTCCACCGTGCAGGAATCGTTGGTTTTGCAAGCAAAGGGCCAATCAATATTCCTACAGTGATTAGATCTAGGAGAGAGTTAAATACCGTTTTTGGATACCCACATCCTGAATCGGGTGACCCTTATCTCATCTATGCTGCGGAACAATATTTGTTGGTTGCTAACGAACTATACGTAGTTCGTGTTGGTGATGATGACGCAGTTAGTTCTGAGGCTGCTCTAACCGCAGAGGTTGATATTCCATCAGCAGGTGGGCAGATCATAATTACAAGTGACACTCCAGGAAGTTATAGCTTCGCAGAAGCTAGGTTCTTCCGTTGGAGACTTAATGGAATATTGGCATCCAAGGTCTTGGTGGTCCTTGCGGACGCAGATCACGATGATCCTACTGTCGTAGCGAGCGGATACAGTGCCGCTCAATTGGCAGAAGATCTCAACCTGCAACTTGAGGCCGATATTGACGGAATTGAATTTTTTGCAACTACCGACAACCGAATCGGAGTCATGACGACATTCTCTTACGGGCCTGATGCCTCGTTGGAATTTGTCTCTGTTCAAGATGGTCTTGTTGGTGGCGATTTAACGGCTCCTGTCGGCAGTAACATTCTAGACAACGTTACTGGCCTGGGTCAGGGAATGGAAGTGGCCCAAATGACCGGTGGGAAAGATCGTTATCCCGACGATGGATATCAAACGGCTGGTATGTGGGACTTTACCGGACTGACGGATCTCGATCTCCAAATCGTAATTGACGGAACAGACAATGTTCTTATCGATAATGTCGTTCAGGTTATTGACCTTGCTGACCTAGAGGGTATCTCTAGCAACACAACTGCCGATATTGTGACTGAAATCAACTCACAAATTACCGCCGGTGATGTTCCTGGTGGTTGGGAAGCTGTTGCTGTCGGAAACAACCTCTCCGTGAGAACCTTACATCACGGTCGAGATGCCCGATTGCTTGTCAAGTCTGATAGTTCGACCTTTACCATCTTCGGATTCAATACTCCTCACAGTGACCCAACGGACGATACTTCTGCATTGACTACTTGGGAAACTGCTGTTGGTGTCACTCCCGAAGGCGTCACAGGCGATGCCGACATTTACGAGTTGGGTTTGGTTATCGGTGATGAGAACACAACGGGCGAAGTTACCTTCACACTGACTGCTGATAGTGCGGGTATTGACGGTAATAACACACAAGTCGTCATTACCAATGAAGTTGCCGAAGGCACCTTCCAAATGGAGGTCTATAACGAGGGAGTCCAAGTCGAGGCTTGGGGCGAATTGACGAAGGACGATGCAAGCAGCTTCTATGTTGAAACTTTCCTGAGTCTTGTATCCGACTACATTCGTGCCGAAGACAATACTTCGAATCCTGCTCCTCCTTTGGATGGAACATACAGCCTGTCTGGTGGATCTGATGGTATTCCGGTAGACCCCGATGACCAGGATGATTTGTTGATTGGTAGTCCATTGGCCTTTACGGGTATGTACGCCCTTTCTGAGCCTGAACAGATTGAACTTGATATCCTGGCTTGCCCAGGACACACATCTACTTCGATTGCTCTTGCACTAATCGATGTTTGTCAAAACTACAGACTGGATGCCATTGCTTTGATCGATCCGCCATTTGGTCTGACGGTTCGCGAGATCATCCAATGGCAAAATGGAGTCCACCCATTGAATTCGACAAGATTTGATTCGGACTTCGCCGCTTTGTATTGGCCGTGGCTCAAGATGCGTGATACCTTCAACAACGTTGATGTTTGGGTTCCGCCGTCTGGTAGCATTATGGCCGTCTACGCAAGAAACGACCAGTTTGCCGAACCGTGGTTTGCTCCAGCCGGTGTGAATCGTGGTGTTGTGCCGAATGTTTCTGACGTGTTTAGCCGACCAACTCTCGCAGAGCGAGACGCGATGTATGGCAACCGAAATTGCGTCAATCCAATCGTTCAATTTTCTGACTTCCAAGACTTCGTTGTTTGGGGCCAGAAGACTCTGCAACGTAGGCCGACAGCCTTGGATAGAGTCAATGTGCGTAGAATGATGTTCGTCATCGAAAAGAGAATTCGTGCAGCATCGAGACAATTGCTATTCGATCCTAATGACGACACATTCCGTCAGCGATTCATCCAATTGGCAAGCGGAATCTTGGATGAGGTTGTAGTAGGCCGAGGGATCACCGACTACATCATCCAGGCTGACGAGGAGCTTAACACTCCTGACGTAATCGATAGAAATGAATTCCGTGCAAGAATTGGTGTTCAACCCACAAGAGCGGTTGAATTTATATTTATTGAATTCAGTATTCACCGTACCGGCAGCTTCACTGAAAATGCCGATAACTTCTAATGCTGAATAACCTTAAGGAGAAAAAATGGCACTAAATCCACAACCGATGGGGCTGGGATTGTTGGGAAATTCCAACTTGATCCATAAGAGAAAGTTCCGTTGGACATTTGAAATCAATGGCGTAGGATGCCCATTTCAGGTTCCTGCCAGTTTTGTAAAGGTGGCGGCTAGGCCCAGTCTATCCATAGAAGAGACGGAAATCAACTATCTTAATGGCAAGACCTGGATTCCTGGCAAGGGAACGTGGGAAAATATTACGGTTACCTACTATGACGTTGCCAATAATGCCAATGACGATCTTTGGACGTGGTTGGCGACTGTCTATGACTTCACTGATCCAGTCAATCTAAGGCAAGCATCCGCTAGAAGCGAGTATGCGGGTGAAGCAATTCTCCAGCTTTACGATGGCTGCGGCGTACCGGTTGAACGATGGTTTATGGGCGACTGTTGGCCGACTGCGGTTAATTGGCAAGACCTAGATTATTCCAATTCAGAGGAATGCACCTTGGAACTCACGCTGCGATATTCGCAAGTGAAATACACGAACCTCTGCGGTGGAAGCATCAATCCGTGCTGCGCGGCTAGTTGTTCGGCTCCGGTGTTCGCCTAATATGAGGATTTCCTATGATTAACATGGGCTTGGGAAAGCTAGGTTTCGATAATACCGTCTTTAAGAGAAAGTTCAGATGGACACTCGAAATCATTGACATATGCGGTAATGGTGTAGTTCCTAAAGACTACGTTAAAATAGCTGCCCGTCCCAGTCTAGCTATTGAAGAACAGGAGATTAACTTTCTTCATGGAAAGACCTGGATTCCTGGTAAGGGGTCGTGGGAAACTATTACCGTTACCTACTACGATGTAGCCAATATCAGTGATAATTTTCCCTTGTACAACTGGTTGGCTAGCGTCTATGAATATAGCAATCCCGTAACCCTAAGAATGGGAAGCTCAAGAAGAGACTATGCTGGAAAGGGAGTCCTCACCTTATATGACGGCTGCGGACAGCCGTTGGAAGAATGGGTTATGCGAGATATGTGGCCTACTGCCGTGAATTGGGGAGAACTTGACTACTCTAATTCCGAAGAGGCCACTATCGAGCTAACCATGCGTTATTCCGAAGTATCTTATCGTTCTATCTGCCCGCCATTCGTTCCTAGTTCTTGCTGTACGCCTTGCGGGGATCTGTCAAGTGTAGCGGCAGGAAATTTCCCTGATACCCGAAGTAATTTTGCTGGAATTCCTGGAATACCTAGTAGACCTGTGATATCATAAGAGGTGACCTATGCCAGAAATGGAAATGGGGCCTAATATAGGAGATTTCTGTTTTAAACGGAAATTTCGTTGGCTCCTTTTTATTGATGAGATTTCGGCTAGGGGAGTAAATGCACTTCCACCTAGTAAAGGTGCGCGACCAAGCCTGTCGTTTAAAACGATCCAAGCTGAACATCTAAATGAAACAATTTTTTACGCTGGAAAACCAGAGTGGAAACCCATAACTCTTGTTCTTTATGATTTGGTAACGAAGCGAAACGAAGTCTTCGAATGGTTAAAACTCCAGTATGATCCCCAGCAAGGAAATTGGTTTGCTCCACAACAAGGCACATGGAAGAAGCCTAATGCTCGTCTCGAAATGTATGATGGCTGTGGCACTATCATTGAGACATGGCAATATGACAATGTATGGCCCGAGAGCATAGAATGGGGCGATTTAGACATGGGCAACAGCGAATACTGCACCGTTGATCTAACGCTGCGGTATGATAGAGCTTACTTAGAACAAGGCAATAGAGGTGGTGGAGGAAATGGTGGAAATCTTACTCCTTCCCAACAAGCCGCCTTAGCCTCGTACCAAAATATTTTTAGCTAGTCTTCAAATTCATCTTTAAGAATTTCGCGACATTCGCTAAGGGCATCTTCTAATTGTTTTGGTTTCCATCCCAAAACACGACATGCCCCACTTTTGTTAAGTCGTCCTTTTTTTGTGTAGACTCTATTTTCGTTTTCAAGCAAAGCT